ATAATAATTTTCTCTCCTTGAAAGACAAAAGAATATTCGATTGATTTAGTGCTTCTAATAAATTCAATGTCTTCAAAGTCATCTATTAAATCAGGAACTTGTGAGCCAATACCTAACTTTCTAAACTTGCATTTATCTTTATCACATAAAGGGGTATTACATCTTAAGTTATAATTTTTTTTACTAACTGAGTTAGCCACTGTATTAACAACTTCTTTTTCATCTAAAGGTGTTGTAAAAACCTCTTTATTTCTTTCTAACAATATATGTGTAATTTCTTTTTTTGAAAGATTGCCATCTGCTTTTCTCATTTCTAAAACACCGATATTAAATAATAAATCATTTCGGTGATTGCCAGACCATTTTTCAGATATCATCTTTTGACAACAGGGTGGGTATTGTTTCCAATCACTTTCAGGTTCATATTCTTTTATCTTAATTTTATTTAATTGTTCTAATGATAGAGTTTTTTTCTTTACTAAATCTAAAAATGTACCGATCATTACTGGTGTATTTAGATCTGTATATGCGAACTCAGTTGTAGCATTCATGTTAAAGTATGGCATGTTTAGACATTTGTTCATTGGAAAAATTTCTTGTGCTTGAAAAAAATCATTATTCCATTGATGCAATTTCTTTAAAACATCTTTAACTGGATACCAATCATCCATAAATAAAAATAAATGTAATCCTCCAGATTTTGATCTAGTTGGAATAAGAGGTAAATTAAATTCTTTTATAATATCTACAATTTTCTTTTGGTTATAATCTTTGTAATTATGTGGGTCTACATCTATGCAACCCCATTTACATAAATTATTTTTTTCAGGTTTTATACCAATACGTTTCTTACCCTCTAAGTGTTCTTTCCAAATTTCTAGAGTGATTGGTTCGTGAATCGTGATTGTTTGACCTATCGTCTTGCCCCGTTCATCTACCTCTCCAGTAAGAGAGGTAGTGATGAACAGTTCAGTATTACCCTCAAATATTTTTAAGAGTTGCTCCTCCATAAAAAAAATTAAAATGGAACGCCAGTCTTCTCTTCAGTGTTATTATTCCCTGCAGCTTGATTTTCATCAGCAAAATTTACTTTGCCAAAAATATCACTCTTCATAGCACTTTGATAAAATGCTTGAGTAGTCTCAAGTGTTTTTAAATTTTCTTGAGTATTTAAAAACTTATCAAAATCTACAACCCAACCATACCAAGAATTTTGTGAATTAGATTCTTTAGTGGTTGTTAGTTTGTAAGCAGTAGACCAAGATGGTGGATTAAACATACCACTCTTACCTTGTGTTCTTCTTGACATAATCATAGAATTCCACGTCTTAGATTTTTTCTTTTGTGTAGATTTCATGGTAATCAGAGCTTGTTCCATTGGATTATAATTTTCATCCAATATATAAACAAAATGATTACCTGTATCCTCAACGTAGTTTCCGTTTTCTAGTCGGTCTTTGTTATCTGCACCTCTAGTAGTTTGTGACATGATTGCAGGATCAGTATGAATGTTAACTGGTCTTCCTGGACTATCTCCCTTATCTTTCCACTCATTAAAAGTATTTATGTAAAGACAAGGCACTACTATCAATCCTTGTTTACCCTTCCATACCTTACCAGATGTTTCACTCCATATGTCTCCTTGTTTAGCAGTCTCGACATACTTACCATCTGTTTCATCTAAAACAGGGGAGTTAGCATATAGTATTTTTAAGATTGGAAGTTTTTGATCTCGAGCTGTTACAAACTCTTGACCTTGACCTGCCATCTGCTCTAGATTTATTGCAGTTGGAAGGTTATCTTTTTTAGTCGTCATCGCTTTTTCTTTAGTGATCATGATTATTCCTTCGTGGTTATTTTAGTTTTATTTGCAACGTAGGTTCCGAATAGTTCTGCAGGAACATCCTTACCTAAGTCTTGAATTTGTTCTCTAACAAATCCACGTAAACTACTTGGGTGTACGGTTGTTTTCTGCTTAACTGGAAGACCTTTTGCTTTCAGCTCTTCTATAAGAGATTTTGCTTCATTGTCTTGTTTCATTCCAAATTCCAAAGACACTTGGTTTTTAATCAAGTCTCCATGGCCATTTTCTCTAAGCCAATTAAAAGCTTCATCACTTTTAGATGCTGGTATTCTAGCTGAATAGAATGGTTTTACCTCTACAGATGAACCATCTGCTAATTTTAACAGAGATAAACCAGCTTGTTGCATTAAGTTAGGAATTGTTTGCTCAGAAAGAGTAGTTTCGACCTCTTTTAACTTTTTAAGTTCTTCTTCAGCCGTCAATATTTTTTTCTGAGTTTCCAATAACTTATTGCAAGATTTAGCAATGTCTGTCGACATGCCAGTATCTACCGTTATGATAGATTCTGCTTCTAAGTCCATAAGAACCTCCTTGTGCGTGAATCAATATATTATTAATTTGATTTATGCAAACAAATAATTTAAATAATCTTGCGTGTATAATTACAAAACAAAACCTTTTAAACATCAAAGACAATCATTAATTGAGGGAGCCAAGCCATATAACTTTGCTTATTTTATGGAAATGGGAACTGGTAAGACAAAAGTTGCGATTGATAATGCAGCTTATTTATTTCAAGAACAAAGAATTGATTTCGCTTTTGTTATTGCACCTAATTCTGTTTATCAAAATTGGAAAAAAGAAATAGACTTTCATTGTCCTGAAAAAACTAATATTTATATTTGGAAAGTTACTAAAGATAAAACTTTTAAATTAGATCCAAAAAAATTAACATTTATATTAATGAATGTTGAGGCCTTATCTCATGCATCTGGAAAAAAATGGCTTGAATATAAATTACTTAAACATGGTATGAGAAGTATGGTAATTTTAGATGAGAGCACCTCTATCAAAAATCTTAAAGCTTCAAGAACTAAAGCCATTATAAAATTAGGTCAATTAGCTAGATACAAAAGAATTCTTACTGGTTCTCCTATTACTAAATCTCCGTTAGATTTATTCTCGCAATGTGCATTTTTAGATAAAAAATTATTAGGTTATGAAAATTACACTGTGTTTAAATCGAGATATGCAGTTATGTATAGCATAGAAAGGGGTGGATATAATATTCAAATACCTAAGTATTATGTAAATCTTGAGGAGTTAGAATACAAATTGAAAAATTTTTCTTATAGAGTTAGAAAAAAAGATTGCCTTGATTTACCTCCAAAAATGTATGTACAAAGACATATAGAGTTACCTGACGAACAAAGAATTGCCTACGAAAAATTAAAAGCTACCGCTTTAATTTTATTAAAAGATGATGAAGTTTCATATAATAACAAGCTAACAGAATTACTTAAATTACAACAAGTTGCTAATGGTTTTGTCAAAACTAATGATGGCAATATAGTGGATTTTAAAAGCAACGCTAAATTAAAAGAATTACTTAGTATATTGGAGGAAAGCGAAGACAAGTGTATTATATGGGCTAATTATGTACACAATATAGAAATGATTAAAAAAAAATTAGGAGAGGTATATGGAAAAGATTCAGTGGTTTCGATATACGGAAAAGATTCAGTTGATGTTCGTAACAAAGCTGTTGAGAGCTTTCAGTCTAATGACAGATGTCGTTTCCTTGTTGGGAACCCTACTGTTGGTGGTTATGGTCTTACCCTTACTGCTGCTAAGTATG